TCTGAAGGAAGTCCGGTACAGGAGAAACTAGCCAACGGTGCATAGAGAAGCTACGACCAGAAATTCGGCGGTTGATACCAGTAATCCCCTCAGGTGAGGTGTCTGAGCAAACAATCTTGGAAATATGGGGGTTTACCCAAAGCTGCTCAATTAACTCCTCTGTAAAAGGATCAATACCGAATACACAGACAACATCTGTATCACCCAGATTACTAATAAACAAGTTAGCAGCTTGCACTGGTCCAAAAGGCTCTGGCTCTGGCTTTTTGCCACGGTCCTTTTTAGGGACGAGGACAACCTTACGTGGCCGACCTCGTCCTTTCTTTTTAGGTAACTCATTTGTCATAGTCGGTCCTTATTATCTTCGTCATAAAGTTTATGTTTAAGCTCATCATACCCCCCAACAAGCTCAAAAATCTGAGGGACCTTGTTATGACCAAGATCAACAGTCAAGATTTCCCTTAGTCTGTCATTTTCTTTGTCAGTAACATCAAAATAAGTAAACTCTTTGTCTGCTTTTATGAGAGCGTTTATTGCAGCCTCACAATACGAGCAGTTTTCACGACCAAGTACTAGGTACATTAAACTTCCTCTGCGTCTTCTACGTCATCTTCATCAGCCATTTGGCTCTTAGCAGTTTCCAGAGATACTGTAAGCATAATAATGACTTCTTCCAAAGTGACATTCTTAGAGAACATCTGGAGCTGTTTATCTTTTACAGACAAAACAACGGTTTGGCCGTTTTCATCAATGACAGATTCCAAGGCAGGGTTGCCCTCTACAGCTTCAATAGCGACAGAGTCAGTGTTTTGATCTTGGTTTTCCATGTGATTTCTTCTTCCTTGTTTTCTGTTTTGTTATTTATTTTGTCGTTAGCTTTTAGAACAGCCTTTAGAGCGAGGTAGTAGTTATCTCTTACTGCTTTTTCCAGCATTAAATTTCACAACCCCCTCCGCCACAAGCTAAGGTAGCAGCACCTTCAGTGTTATCTTCGGACTCATAGTTAACAAGCTGAGAAAAGTCAACATCAGGCATAAGTTCTTTAGCTACCAAGTATTCTCCTTCATTACAAGCAGTATAAGGGGCTTGCTGATAGGTATGCTCAGAGTATGGTAAAAATGACACACCAGTGATGTAGTCAAAGTTTTGGTAGACCCAGTCACCAACGGTCAGCCACTCGTGTTCCTTGACATAGACAGTGACCGAGACAGAGTGTTCTGACCAGTGCTCTTGGTACATTTTCCAGTTCTCAAGCTGTTGGATTGCACCCTGCTCATCTGCAAAGACCGCATCTTTTGGAGCCTTAATCGGGAAGTAGAACACAGTTGTCATTTCAGGGTTCATTGCATCAGGCTCGTTTGGTACACCTTGATCCTTCAACATCTGAGTAAGAGGATCACTATTAGCCTGACGGACAGACCGAATGTAGAACTTAGCAAAACGACCATGAATACCTGAAGCAGAGTCAACCAGTTGTGATACTGTGCCAGAAGGTTTTACCGTAGTTACTGCTGTTGAAGGGTTAATACCCAAACGCTTAGCAAATTCAATGTTTGTGTTTACAGCAACCTGCTTAAGTTCTCTAAGAAGTTCCGCCGTAGGGTTTTGTAGCAGTTCACAGTCTTGAATACCAGTCAAGGAGACACCGAGAAGGCGCTCTTCTTCACAGTTCTTAATCCAGATTTTACGTACGTATTTGAAGTCAGTCAAGGAAGATTGGAGGGTTCCAATAATAGCTGCAATACGAACCTTTTCCTTAAGATCCTCTACAGAGTCACCAGCACGGCCCACAACTTCAGTAAGGTTACACAGTTGACCATTGCGTAGCTGAATTTCAGCGCAAGGGTTTGTGCCAACAAGAGCAGTACTATCTCGGCGTGTTGGGGTAAAGGCCTTGGCACCCGCACGGTTAAATATGCCACGCTCGCCGGACCCTGACTTCATCAAGGCAACCCACTCATCCATAAACACAGCCATAGAAGGCTTAGACTCATAAACAGCAGAGTTGTTAGACAAGGCACGTTGTTTTTCTAGGAAGTTCCAGTAAATTGTTTTGTTGTTTTCAAGATCAAACTTAGCTGACTCTTCCCAAGTACCCTTCTCAAAGCTAACCATGTAAGTCGGCTTTGTAGGCTGGTTCTTCTTCATCGTAAGGGCGTATTCCCAATGTGTATCAGTTTCGTTAACAAGGACATACTCATCTACTTTGAAGACACTTTTACAGTCACGTACAATTACATCGCCCAAGTCAGACAAAGAAATTAGGGCAGAGCGACGTACACCACCAACAACTACAATCTCGGCCTCTTTACATACAATATCGTGCACTTCTTGTGTGGTAAGTTTACGGCCAGCAGCCCCTTTAAATACAGAAGTTACGTAGGCAAAAAGATCCATAAGTGGCTGCGGACCAGAAGCTCTTCCACCCATAGTCTTAAGTCGAGCGCCTTCGGGCCTAATTTCAGAATAATCCCATTCATGTTCGTTTCCTAAATATAGATCAGCAACTAGTTTGCGAAGTGCCTTAGACCAGCCTTCAGCGGAGTCGCCGATAGTGATAATACGATCAGTTTTGACAAAGTTGTCGTTAATGATCGGTAGTTTGCTTACGTACTTTGACTCAATAGAAAAGCCAAAGCCTGTGCCTGACATAAGAATAAAAAGAATCTCATCGAATACTCGAATGTGGTCTACTGCAGCAAAAGCGCAGTTGTAACCTCGGAAGTGGTTCAAAGCAAGGGCATCCCCTGCAGACCACATAGAACGCATTGAGGGCATTACTTTGAGGTTATAGATAGCGTCTTCCATTTGCTGGAATTCTTTATCTGTTAGAACGTTGTTGCCGATTTGTTTTCGCCAGAAGCCCATGACACGGCTAACTGTTTCGGGCCAAGTCTCTCGACGACCTTCTGTGTCTAAAAATCGAGAGTATCGTGATAGGTGAATAAATTTTTGATAGCTATCCATATTATTTGTGGTTCCTTGTTTTTATTATTTTTAAAGTGCTTTTATGGAGTCGTGGGAATTTTGATCTTCTTCTTCGTCATCCTCGTAGTCTTCATAGTCTTCATAGTCTTCAGCCGCGTCAAATTTTTCTGGCCCCGTTTTGACAGAATAAGCCTCATCATCAAGACCTGTAATTAGCAACCAGAATTGCATTAGGGTAGTTCGCTGATCATCATTGAACTTGTCCTTAATAGCGGGATCGTTCAGGAAACGAGTAACACCTGCCTCATTGTCTGCCTTAAAGTTGGCATACATAAGGTTATTTGCATAGTTCCAGAGGCGCATTTCCTCAGGTGTGAGTTCAGTGTATTCCATTAATTAACCCGCCCTTTTTTCTTTTCAAGTTCTGCTTGGTGAATGTCAGAAAACATCACTAGGCTTTTCTGTTCTTCTTCTGTCATAGACTCAAATCCTTCCTTGATACCAGCCATAAAATTCTTGTCATAGTCTGACAGAGGGATCCCCATAACAATCTTAGAGAGAATTGAAGTCGTCATTGCAATTAGAAATTTCTCATTGTTCATTTAAAAATCTACCTTTTCATCTTCATCAAAATCATTGTCTTTGTTTATTGAGGTCATCCGGCCTGTCTTGTAATCGTAACTAAGACTTCCAGAAGGACCAGTTAAACCTGTATAGCGGCACTTTAGGACCTTTGTTATAATGGTGTTTCTAACTTCCTCATCAGGTGAACCACCATCCCTTGCAAAAGCAATAACATCCATACTAATTTGCTTAATAGAACCTGAGCCACGAATGTCATCTAAGGTTGGCAGCTTACCCTCTTCAAAAGACTTACCCTTACTGTCAGGTGTCTTACGCAAGTGTGAAATAAGACCTAACCAAATATCATGCTTCTTAACAACACGTAGTAGGTCACCCATGACTTTGTCTGTTGCTTCATTCCCAGTTAAACCATCTGCACCTTCAGCAACTAGCAGAGTAATATGGTCTAAGAATAGATACTTGACACCTTTCAGAGCCATAAACTCTAAGTGATCAACAACAGAACTGTTTGCTGCTGTACCGTGGTGGTCAAGCAACATGATACGGTCACTACCGAAGACATTCTCAAATCCTGTCTCTAGTTCTTCATCGGTAAGCTCCTCTTCAGCAGGGTTTTTGAATAGAGACATCCCAACTAGTTTTCTTGTTGTTTCTGCTGGCGACTCTTCAAGGCTAAGGATACCAATTTTATCTTCTGTGGTTTCGAGAAGGTGCATAACAATTTCTCGTAGTAGTGTTGACTTACCAGAGCCAGTACCGGAAGTCCACAAAGTAATCTCACCAAAGCGCATACCTTTAAGCTTTTCATTAAGCCCTGACATAAAGGGTGGGTAAGGAATAGATTCTAGATTGTTGTAAGCTTTTAACTGCTCCCAAAGACCTTCCTTAGTCAAAATGCCCGCAGGAGTATAATCCACAGAACGCCATATGGCTTCCATAACAGCCTTCTTGTTTTTTACAAAAAGGTCTGAAGCATCTTTCTCACTACTCTTCACAATCTTAACTTTGTCAAATCCGATTATACGAGCGGCCTCAGGCATAGCAATATCACCAGCCTTATCATTATCCATCCAAAGGATTACTTCATCATACTCACGGATCTTATCACGAGCCTCAATCAGGTCATTCAGTCCCGTGGCTGAACGAAGAGAGATAACTGGATAGAAACACTTGTAGTGGGCATAACTTGCAGCTTGAACAGCACAGGCATCTTCTTCACCTTCTGTGATAATTAGCTTACGACCACCATTAAATTTGTCTAGGCCAAACAAAGTCGATACTTTGCCAATAGAACCCCTTGATTTGAAGTCCTTTGGTAGTACCCTAATCTTGTATCCTTGAGGCTTGTTATCAACAATATCATAGGGATAGTACTTTTCAGTAACTTCACCAGAACTATTGTAACCAACCTTTACACCGTAGAAATCATAAATTTCCTTAGGTATTTTACGCTTAGGGTCTGCTGCAGAAACAAAATCATTTGTTACTTCATCTACTAGCCAAGTACGATTACTACCCTTTGTATTGTTACTTGTCTGTCGGCCACTTGACCCTGTGTCTGCAAACAAGGCGTCTAGGTCTTCGTCTTCATCCATAGATTCTCCTTT